GGTCATGTCGTAGGGTTTATCTGCATAGCCCGGACTTGCTGCAACTTGCGTTATGTTGTCGATAACAAGGAAAGCACTAGCAAAGGAGTTTGAGTTAGCCAGTTGAAGGGTAGGGTAAACAACCATTTTGTAAGATTGATCGACATACGGAATGAACGGGTCACCTGATCCATTAATCGTGAAGCCATCTGAATCAATCTGGCACGCTGATAGAGCGCCACCACCAACAGAAGTCGTATACATTGAAATAGGCGTAGTAGTCCCGGCTGCGTACAGCTTCAGGTAATACCCGCTAGCGCTGTTTCCTGCTGCGTTCTTCTGGATCTGAATTGGTGACGTGTCTATTAGTGTGTAGGCCATTATTTCTTACCCTTGACTGGTTTCTTTAGTTCAGCATCTAAATATTCGCGCATGGCTTTAAAAGCGTTTTCTTGTGTCACGCCTGACATCCCTTGAGCCGCTTCAATGGCTTTCCTTTGCAGGAACTCTTTAGGCCCGAATGCCGCCTGAAGCGCTGTTTCAGATGCGCCAGTAAATGAAGTCTTAGCCTCGTTTCCTGTCACTCTGTCTAGCTCGTTTGCGTATCGCATTAAAATATCAAGATTGACCTTGCCGCCACTTTCACCTGCAAGCATTTTCTTTCCGTACCCAGCATGCGCATCTAAGACAGATTCAAGCTGCTCCACCATATCTAAAACTTGCCCCCTAGATTGCGCTGTACTCGTCAGCCTTCTGGATAGAAGGGCAAGTTGCCCAGCCGCGCTATCTGACGTCAAATCTGTGTTCTTACCGGCAAGCCTTTGCACCTCATCCAATATATCTATTGTGTCTGAGTAGGTTTTATTTGCTTTCGCATACTCTGGGAAACTAGCCTCTAGCTTTTCCTTGATGTCTCGCCGTAAGTCTTTGAGCACGCCCTCTGCCTTGCCGCTCAAGCCTCTTACTGTTTTCCCATAGCTAACGGTTTCGTCTATGTATTGTTTCAACTGGTGAAGATCTAAAGCATCCGGGTTTTGGTTTCTCACCATTCTGCCAAATACATCTTGAATTGATTTTCTGCGTCCAGTTCCAGAAACAAGAGAGTCCGTAAAATCTAGCTTATCGCCGTTAACCTTTATTTTTAGGGATTCCAGCGCATTCAGGAAATTATCACCGATGTCAGCTATAGGGCTAACCACTCCAGGCTGATATGCGTTCAGCCCTCGCCCACTACTTGGCCCGCCGCCTACAGTGACCGTTTTACCTTTGAGGCTTTGTGCAATGCGGCCAATGTCTTTACCTGCCTGCCTGTTGATATCCTTTATCGTGTTCACTTTCTGTAAGAGCACATCGCCAGCAACAAATGACGGCCTCTGTTTAGATGCTGCAAACGGATCTTTTCTTATCGTGTCGCCGATGTCTGTCATTTTCCGCATAAGGCGCTTATCTGCTACAGATCCACGCATAGCGGCTGAGTTAAGAAAACCCTCATCAAAACCCTGTTTGGCAGCGTTCATAAGTGGCGCGTTTTTTACTACTTTTGGAAGATCAGCCCCAAATAGCTTCTGTCTAGCTGTTGGCGCTTCAATGCCTTCATCAACGAGGCTGTATTTAGCTAGACCTCTATCTATTTCGCCCGCTTGCAACTGCCTTGCAGCCTCTCTAGTGCTTGGCAACTTGAACCGACTCACATCACTAGCAAGCTCTTTTCCAGCCTGTAGGCCTTGCGTTGCTAGTGCCTTTCCTGTTTCTGCTGTTTCCTGAGCAATGTCTCTGATCTTTGGAGCCGCAGATACCCCACCACGATAGCCAGCCGCAGACAAAACAGCAGTCGGCAAACTAGCGCCAATAGCACCGGCAATCGGTGAACCTGTAGCCTCGAAAGCTCTATCGCCAAGCGTCTGGCCAGTGCCTTTTTCCTGTATGCTTTTGATTGTTTCAACTGCCTTATCAATTCCGTTACCTGCAATAAGCTCAGCCAGCCCGCCAAGCCCAGATATAGGGAAATTAGCTAGATCAACTCCCTTTTGCATTAAAGCGCCAAGTGTTGCCATGCTTTCTTGTCCAGCTTGCGTTCTAGGCTCATACGCTGCTGATTTAACGGCTTGCACCGCGTCAGCATTGCCGCCGGTCACAATTCCAGCTAGACCTGCGATAGGCTCAAGTACAGCGCTTGACGCAATAGCAGCGACTGGCTCTGCTATTCTCGCACCTGGAAAGCTCTTGTCTGATTCATACGATCCAGACTTCAAGGCATTAGCAAGTTTCTTTGCCGCCTCAGTATCGCCTGCCTTATCGGCATTTCTAAGCGCTGTCTCTAGCTGCTCTCTAGTCGGCATATTTGCTCACCAAGTCGTCAATCTCATTCCCTGAAGGGTTTGCGCTGCGAAGCCTTTCCTTTAGGTTCGTCATGTCGCTAATAAACAGCTTTTCGCCTTTCTTCCTGTTGGTAGCGCCAGCCGATAGGCTTTTGAGTATCTCGATATCTGTATTACTGAGCACGCCTTTCATCAGATCAAGGTTATCAGTCGTTAATATGTTTCTAAGCTCGTCAATATCTGCGATTGCCGCTGCTTCATTATCGCTTACCCATGCCTCTCCAGTGCCTTCAAATGAGCCCAGAACATCCTCAAGCTCGTCATTTTGTAGAATCCTGTCGATAAGCCCAACAGCACGATCTTGGTAAGCAATAAATTTCTTTCGGTTACGTTGCGTTTCTCTGACTTCAGCCGCCGCCTTAAACCCGCTTTCTGTATCTTTTGCGGCGTCTACTGCCGATTGTAGCTGCGTCATTTCTTCCGGCGTTGCGTCCTTGAATCGAGCTTTTAGGATTGTTGGCGCTAGTTGTCTGCGCTCGAGTTCAGATCCTTTTTCGACTATCTCGTTAAGAGCTTTCACGCCATCTTTCCCGCCGCCTGCAAGCCGGTAAGCACTCTGTGCTTTTTGCGCCAAATCTGGCGACATATTGCCAAGGAGAGGCGTTAAATCATCTTGCTCTGGCGAAGTCGCTCCGCCGTCTTTGTCGAAAATTCCTATCTGAGTGCCAAAAAGTCGCGCCTGTTCTGGGTTTGTTTTAGCTAACTGCTCGTAGCGCGCCCAGTTCTTCTCGTCTGATGTCCTGGTATCTTCTGCCGGCTTGTTTCGCATCTTTTCGCGTTCAAGCTCAAGTGACTGTCTCTGGTACTCAGTCATTCCTTGCGAAGCCTGCCCCATGCTCGCAAGCTTTCCAATCATCCCCGTAAACTCTTCCGGAGATTCCGTGTATAACCTAGCCGCCTCTTTCGCAAGCTCGCCAGATTCGTCAATCTCATTGGCCAGCGCGATATCGTTTGCGCACCTTGAATCAGCTTGAACTGCCTATTTTCCATTTGTTTGGCCTCATCCTGAATGCGCTGAGCTTCCATCTGCTGCTGAACTTGTTGCAGCCTGGTTGCGTCGAACTGGTTCATCAATGGCAACTGGTTGACCTGATTTTGCGTTATCAGGTTCTGCATTCTTTGTGCATCGAGCGTGTTCCTGTCCTGTACTCCTTGCATCAGGTTGGAATAGATGCCAGCAGGTTCAGCTGCCGCCATCGCCATGTTGAAGATGTTTTCACCAGCCATTATGCCACCTCCACCGGGTAGAATTCTGGGATTACTCTCATATAACCATCCTCTCCCATCTTCACCGCATCTGGTCGAATCTTGGCAAGCTCATCGGCCATTCTGCCTTCATAAATGGCATCATCAGTCAGATATCGGAATCGGTAGATGTTGCCGTGCTCATCCTCTCCGATCTTCACAATATCACGCTTCATTCTGCGATCTGATAACGCCATCAAAGGAGCCATTGCGCCCTGAATGCCGCCCATCAATCCTCCTGTCATACCAGCCGCACCACCCATGCCAGGCATCATCATCCCATGCCAGCAGATCCGCCAGCTGCCGTTCCTGCGCCTACCGCGCCGGGAGAACCAAACAGTGAGCCAAGGCCGCCCATCATATTGCCGCCCTGACTACCTAAAAGGCCGAGTAGTTGTTGCCCCTGTTGCGCCTTCACTCTAGCTTCAACCATGCCTGGAACACCCTGAATATCACCGATGTTCGCCATCGTGTTAAGGGTTGCCGTTCCTGTCTGTGCCGCCGCGTTCTGGCCCATCGTTGACGTGTTGAATATCTGGTTGAATCGCTGCTGATTCGCTGCCATCTGTCGCGCAAAGTCCTGTTGCTGGAAGTCATTACCAAGCAATAGAAGGTTGCGCGTTAATGCGTCAGCAGTTCCACCGCTACCAGCTAACCCAAGCGCAGACCGTTCGTTTAATAGCTGGTTTTCCTGCTCTCTGGCCATTGCCTGGAAGAACGGATTGCTCATAACATCTTGAGGCCGATAGTTGAACAGGTTAGCCATGAGCTGTTTGGATGCTTCTGTGCCGACATCTTTGAAAGGCGATAGATCAGCCCGGAGAGTTGCCAAGCCTTCACGCTGCGCGCCTTCCGCTACTCTCGCCGCATGTCCAGCCGCATCACTTGCACCGCCTCCAGTTAGGTCTATTCCTGTTGTCTTTCTAACGAAACCCATCTTTCACCGCCTCTGGCCGCTTAATGCCAAGATAAACCTTATCAAACAATCCGCCCTTTAAATAAGAGCCTTCGTTTACGCCTTCGCGCTTCAATCCCATCTTTTCAGCAAATCTAATAACGTCTGGGTAACACTCTGGAATCTGAGCGACTAGCTTTCTAAGGCCGGTCTCTGTCCAGATCATTCTAAGGCATTCAGTCGCAAACTCTGCCGCTACTTTCCGGCCTTCCTGCGTCATGTTGATATGTATTTCAGCCTCGATAGCCCCTAGCTGCTGAATGATAAAAACACCAGAATCATTCTCATCGACCATATACACCACGTTATCTAGTGGTATCTGCATCTCGCCTGCCTGATCTTCCGTTATTCTATCCAATAGCCACGGATCAGACAGAATGCGCTTAATCCGCTCTTGGTCGCGAGTAGGCTCTACCTTCATACTTCCAGCGTTCCCCATCCGTTGACGTTTACAACAGATGCCACGCTCGCCTTACCGGATATCTTTTCGGAGTTATCCAACACACATCCGTTCAATAGGTCACATTCTACCGCAATTCCCGCCGGGATTGTTTTCACCCAAAACTGATTACCACCGGCCCCTGTAGTCCCCGCTGTAGCCGATCCTAATCGCCACAAAGTCACCGTGACAGCTGCTGTATTGGTGTTGGTAAATACCAGCTTGCCAATGTATTTGCGTTCATTAGAAGCCGTTGAGATTATCGTGTCTTCAGTCGCCGAAAGCTGTGTTTCTATCGCGTGCGTCGTTATGGTCGTGCTCATATCTTCTCCGTCACGTTAAAGCTCACCGCCACTTCCGCGTTAGTTCCAGATGCATATTCAGCCGTGACCGTGATCGTATCGCCTACGTTAAAAAGGCCCGTCCATAGGTCATCCAATAGTGATACAACCTGGTTACTAGACTTTCCTAATAGTACGCTGAACAAAAACACGCCGCCGGTTCTTGATGTTGCCGAAGTGTCTTGCTGGATAGACGAATTGGAATCTATCGCTGAAAAAGAAGCGCCTACCAAAGTCGCGTTTGCGTAGAAATTGAAATGAACCGGTTTCGTGTGTTCGACAGAGCAAGCAATCATATTTATCTTGACCGTGGCCTTGTTCATCTTGCCTTGGTAAATCTCTGCTATTCGCCATGATGTTACCGGCGTGTTTCCTGAGCTTGATATTGTCGCGTTATGCTCAATGCCTCGATTAATACCGATGTTTACCCTGTTACCATCACTAAATGCCGCCATTGAAGCTGATTTAATCGTGATGTTGGACGTGTTAGACGTGTTTTCAGCAATCACCCTGAGAGGAAGCGACGGGTTTTCTAACGATGGCGCTGTATTGGCGTTCGCATAGGCTATCTGATGAACCAGGTGCAATTCCCCGTCATCCGGATCTTCGATATAGAATCGAATCGCTCCAAATCCCAAGTATTGGAAGTCGATTTGAAACACGTTCCCCTTAGTCGGGTCGAGCGTGACGCCAGTTAAACCAGTGCCGTCGAATTTATCGTCGCCATTCCAATTCGCTTGAGCAACCCAAGTATCAGTCGGCGCTACACCTGCTAACGTCTGAGCAAAGCTTCCTACTATCGTTGTCCCAGATACCGAATAAGTGCCGGTTCTGGACGATGAATCCCATGACGTGAATATAACGGTTGATCCTACCGCGGTCGCATCCCAGCCCCTCCCGACATCGGAGTAATCCTTAGCCGCTATCTCATTGGCTGTCGTGGTAATCACCCCGGAGTTAGTCACGGCAACACTCACTGCCGTACCATTCAAGGTTACAGTGACGTTCTCTGTCGTGCTCGAAGCCGTGGTAATAGTCAGCGTCCGAATCTCAGGAACGCCACCATTCCGCCTCAAAACACCGAAGGACGTGCCGTTGTATCCAAAGTAAAAGCCTGCGCCAGAATCACCGATCCCGATCAGTTGCGTGCTGTTTGCTACGCCAGTGGTAAAAAGGCCAGTAAATCGCGCTCTAATACCTATACCAGCCTCATACTTGACGCGCATCAATGTCTCAACACATCCAGATGAGTTAGCCGCCGCCCCTGTCTGACACACAAGCATGCTATTTGAGATCGCACTAGACCCGCTCTGGTTGTCTTTCTGCGCGAACTTATACGGGTTGATGCTGTATATGAATGTCTCTTGAATAATCGGAACAAGATGCGCCGTTAGCAGTTCCCCGAAGGCGGTCTTGCCTTCAGCCGGCTGTGTTACCTGTAGCGCTCTGTGGTCTGTCACCGTTGCAGTGGTATTACCGACACCCGATATTACCGATTTAACCACCATCGCGTCAGCATCGTCCGCAATCGTGAAGCCTATCGGTGCCGTACCCTGTCTAAACCACCCGAAATAGGTATAAAGCTGGAAAGTAGCCTGAGCTGAGCCGCCGTTAGTAAAACGAACGCGAAAATATCTCGGCCCTTTTACTGCTGTATGGAACTCATGGATTCCAGCCGATACAGTAAAGCCAGTTGAAGGGAATGTTCGCCAATTTGTACCGTCAACGGAGAAATCAAAATACAAAGTCCCGGCAACATCCGCATAACATGAACACATCACATCCGGGACGTTGTTTTGTTCAGCCGTACCCGTGAACGTAGCGCCACCTGTCAACGGTGTAGTTGAGTTGTTAGACGTGCTTTGGAAGCCTGCGAAGGGCGAATAGCTCATATGATCAACCACTCCAAAGCTTCAACACTGTACATCAAGGTTACGCCCTCGTTATTCAGTAAAATAGTGTAGGAAGATGCCCCGTCTATTGTGCCAGAAATAACCACGTTACCCGCTGCCGTTCTTCTTTTGATCGACACAATCTCACCATCTGAAGGAGTCGCGTTTAAAGTGATCGTTGTCGGACTGGTGACAATCAATATCCGCTCATAGCCTGTCGTGGTGTAAGCGGTCGAGACTGACTTATAAATGACCGTCTGACGTGGTGCGATGTCCCAGGGGAACAGCTCTTTTTGTGCTGTCTCTGTGATCAAATCAGATCCAGAACCACCCGTTAACGCAATCCAAGTCTCGTTAGCAAACCGATTCAGCCTTTCGAAGTAGTCCCTAGTCTCTGGATTCTGTAGAAATACTTGTGGAATCCTTAAATAGAACGGGTCGATGGTTGCCATCAATAGCCCCCAGGCTTAACGCCAATGCTCGCCCCATGAATCGCCAGAAATACAGGGTCTGAGCATCTGATTCTGAAATGCGCATGGTAAAAGGATGCTGTGTTATCCCATCTGGCCAATAGATCGCCCTGCCCTTGTCTGCCCAATAGAACATCATCCTCATTAGTCCATGATTGATCATCATATGACGCTGAAACCATGATCTGCGGATTAGAGCCCTGCCCGCTAATGATCCCCACGCCTGTTTGCATATGAAAGTCGATATAGGACATCAGGACTCGGCCAGATATACCAAGCTCTTTGGCTGTGATCGGTCCGAATGTCCTTTCATAGATGCGAGTTGCGCCGTTGTCTGTGTAGGTGTCTTTGTCCAGATACAGGACGTTGCCGCCGTACTCTATGAGTCGCTTCCCGTAGCATTCAGCGTAATCCGTGCCGATATAATTGCCTTCGAATTGACCTGATGACAGGTTAAACCACGCATTTGCATCTTCAGAAAATACAAACGTCCGTCCACCGGCGACACAATTCAGAACATAGAATGACTGGCCGCTGAGTCTCACAACATAGCCCACGGCATCGTCTAACGCGCTCAATTCGTCCAGCTGCTCACTTACCGCTGTCGAAGTCACGTTCTGCGCTTGATATTGCGATGTCCTGTAAACCCGCTTGTCGTCGCCTAGCCAATACATGTATTCGTCAGTATTTGCTACCGAATAAACAGCACCTAGACCGACATTCATCACGCCACCATTCACTCTTGCGACTGGCGGATTGCCTGATCCTGAGTCGTACCAAGGCTCAACGGTGTGCTCCCCGAACACATATACCCGCTCACGAAACGAATAAACGCGCGTTGTGTCATCTGGCGATAGTTCAGCCGTAGCAAAGTTGTTCGATGGAATATCGTCCGGATTGCCAACAGTCGAGACAACGAATTGACCGCTCGCCCCGTCATAAAACATCTTTTGATTAAGATAGGCGACGGAATTGGACGATGGAAAATCAACGTCTGTGATGCTGGTTAGTGTCGAGCCGGAATACTGATACCCGGTTGATCCTGTCGTGATGATTAGATTTGTACCGTCATCAGCAAACACACACCGATTGCTTCCTGTGATAGTCCCGATAGACGTTTGCACACCAGTAGAGCTAATCGAATATAGTGTCTGATCGCTGACCTTATACAGAACGCCGTTAAACACGTATAAACCACGCCCTACGCCTGTTCCACTAGACCAAGGTACAGAGCCATACCATGAAACCAAAGACGATTGAGCCGCACCTGTAAGCTCAGCCTGTGGAATCAGGTTGATAGTCCGTTGTTTGCTAATTGAAGGCGAGCGATGCTCATAGGACTGACCGACTATGTTCAACGGTACAGGCTTAAACGTGGATAAGCTCAAGGTAAGTAGCCCTCTTGCCGGATAAACGGAGCTGGGCCGTATCTGCCTTGGTTGGTCGATTCATTCGCGCCATTGATCGCAGTCAGAAACTTGCCGTAGTAATACTCGGCTAGTTCTTCTTCTCGTGAATCCTGGAACAACGCCCACAATGAACCAAACACATAGATATTCGGGTAGTAAGTTAGAATGTCATTGGTCGTGTTTGTGTCATCCAATGCCGTCAATTTTCTGACGTATTGCATTTCAATCGTGTAGTCGTCATCCGATATCGAATCAAACTCAAGTTGAGTCGTGACCGTGAAATAGGACGGGATCTGAGTGTCGTTATTCAATGGCATCTGTTCAGGTGCCAGGTATTGAATGTCCCAGTCTGGCCCGCCTGAATATGGCTCAATGATATGCAGCGCACGCATCTTTAAGAACCGATCAGGCAAAGGCAGGAATCTGTCAGTGATGCTAAGTGTATTGGTTGCACGCGCTTCCATCTCACGCACCCGCAAAGGCGCTTGGAAGTTGTGATACATCTCGGCCTCACACTGCTGGATATACTCAGCCAGTTGAGATTGCGACACGTCGCGCTTTTTTGATCTGGCCTGAATAGATGCTTTCAGGTTGGAGAAATTATCTAGTGCCATGTCTGAAACCTAGAAAAAAGGGGGGATATACCCCCCTAGTTTACGCTTCAGGCTGTACTTCTTCAGCCTTTGGCTTACGGCCACGCCGGGTTTTTTCTTCCTCATCTTCAACCTTACGCATCCAAAGCTCAGAGAAATGCGTAGGACTGTCGATTACAAATACTTCGCCCGGCTTCTTTCTTGCTTGACCGTAAAAGCCAAGCTGAGTCGCTTCAACCTTCATGCCTCACCTCTTATGTCAATGAATAACCAGAGGCATAGTATGCCCGAGAATCAACCATAGACAAAGGCTGCAAGAATGCAGTGACGTTAACCGTCGGAGAGGTGCCAGCCAGCGTATATCGAACACCGATATAACGCGCAGTCATATCAGTGCCAGACGGAGGCAGCGGGATTGCAAACTGGAAGCCAGCAACCAGCAAATCCGCATCGAGCGCCGGAGCGGTTGGAGTGCCTGATTCGAAAATCAGACGGCCAACTTCTTGACGGCCAGTCGAAATAGCGGCGTTTGTGCCGTACTCCACTGCGAAGGTGTAGTCTTCGTCGCCAGTGCCTTGATCGGCGCTTGAGTCGATAACGAAAACCACTGCCATTGGCTCACCTGCGCCGATTGCTCGGTCAAGTGACAGGTCAATAACGTTGGTTGAAAGCGCCGTAGCGTTAACTGTCTGGTTATCGCTAAACAGGTGTTGTGCATCAATCATCATGATTCTATCCCCTTAGGAAATTACTGATTCAGTGTTGATCAGCGCATCAGTGATACGGATCGGGACACCCATGAAACGAAGAGTGAAAATCTCTTCCCCAAACTGACCAAGGCCAGGCTGAATCGCCAGAGCTGAACTGGACTTTTCCATCGCAGCAACTTGCAGCAAGCTGGCAATGGTACGGTTGCAGTAGAACGCCAACTTGATTCCAGTGCGCTTCGGAATACGTGCAAGGGCACGGCTCATCAGCTTAGGCAGGAAGGTAGCATCAGTCACTTCTTGAGCGCCCGACAGGCCAACCAGATCACTGATATCGATGTTCGCAATGCGGACACCATAGCGCCAATCTTTAACAACAAGACCAGACTTCCAGGTGTATTCGTCCTTATAGGCTCGATACACATAGCCGTTAGAGTCTTCGACATCATCCAGCCCCAAGTCCTCATGACGCAAGCCAGCGACTGAGCCCTTTGGATAGGTCATATAGATTGTCTCAGGTGACCAGCCGATCAGATATACAGAAGTATTGTCTGAGCTTGCACCACCGGCCAACAGGATGTTCTGACCGTTACCGGCTGAAGTCGAAGTATAGGTATTGCCCAGACCTACGAACTCTTCAGGGTTAGCGTTTGAGCCGTAGAATGCAGTGCTTGCCATCTCTTGAGACATCGCTTCAAGGAATGCAAAGCTCTCATTCATGCGGAACTCTTTCACGTTGCCGTTCAGTTCAGCAATGTCGCGGTCAACATGGCTTCGAGCTGACAGGTTGCCACAATTAAATGTGATCTGTGCGCTGGTTGCCTTGCTGGTTGGTGTACCGGCGTTATACATGCGCCAGTAAGTGGTCGGGAGACCCGTGCGGATAGTTGCCTGTTCGCCGGTAGGCAAGTTGCCTTCCTTAAACACTGCATCAGCCAGGAATTCGTTAGACTGTGACAGCAATTCAGCGATGCGTGCTTCTTTGCCGTTTGGATCAAAGCTCTTAGCTCGGTCAACGAGCGTTTTCAGGTTTGTGCCCAGAGTTGCCATGTGTAGTTA